ATTTTATTTGAGGAGGAAAAAATGGATAGTAAGTTAATACGTAAGGAACAATGTCCAGACTGTGCAAAAATGGGCAAGGATACAAGTAAGGATAATCTAGCCATCTTTTCTGATGGTCATTACCATTGTTTTTCTTGTAGCAAACATGGATTCACTAAGAACAACAAGCAACAGCCCAAACCCACTAAACCCACTAAAGAAAAAGATGATAGTTGGAAGCATGACTATCGTGGTGAATTTTATTCACTTATAGACAGGAGTTTGAGGGCCGAAACTTTAGAGAAGTATAAGGTCAAAGCAGAAAAGGATAACAAAGGAAATATAATTAAGCACCACTACCCATACTATAATCAGAAAGGTGAGATGGTTGGTATGAAAACAAGGATGGTTGCTGGTAAGAAATTCTTTGGTGCTGGGGATACTTCTAATACCAATATGCTTTTTGGTCAAAATCTATTTAGGTCCGGTGGTAAATTCGTCACTATTACAGAGGGTGAATTGGATTGTCTTAGTGCTTATGAAATGTTTGGCTCAAGGTGGGCTGTTGTTTCTATTAACAATGGTGCTCATTGTGTTGCTAGTATCAAAGCAAATTTAGCGTGGTTGGATTCCTTCGAGACTGTTATTATATGCTTTGACAATGACGAGGATGGTAGAAAATCCGCCAAAGAAATTGCCCCAATACTTGGTCCTAATAAATGTAAAATTTTAACTCTTGCCAAGCATAAGGATGCTAGTGATTACCTAACTTCTGGTGATACTAAGTCATTTTATGATGAGTGGTGGGAATGTCCAGAGTATACAGTTAGTGGCGTGGCTACTGTCGAGGAAATGCGGTTGGCCCTTGAAGATTACAGAGATACAGAACTCATACCTTTGCCAGAGTCATTTGGAAACTTGAACTATATGATGAGAGGTGGTATAGCCAGAGGTGAGTTGGTAAGTATTATTGCTCATACTTCCATTGGCAAAACTACCATACTTAATGAACTTATATACCATTTTGCTACCAAGACAGAAGAAAAGATTGGATGTTTCATGGTAGAGGATAACATAGACGAAACAATTAGAAAGGTTGTTAGTGTACATACCGGTGAAAACTTACAACTATTAAAGCCAAAAGAATTAAATGTAAAAAGTATAATGGATGAAGCACTAGACATTGGCTTCGCTTCACGCATACAATTACATAATGATGGTGGTGGTAGTATAGACTTAGAGGAAATGTTTTCCAAGATTAGATTCTTTGTAAAGGGATTGAACTGTACTGTCATTCTGGTTGACCCACTACATACTGCTATTAAAAATCTTTCCAATGAGAATATTGAAGAAGTAATGGACAGGTTTATTAAGCTCTGTAAGGAAACAAAAGTTGCAGTCATTCTAAGTACCCATACAAGGAAGCCAGATGATGGCTCTCATCCTCACAAAATTAGCGAATATGACGTGAAAGGTAGTGGAGCAATACCACAGGCTTGCCACGCTAATATTCTCTTCTCTAGGGACAAATTAGCAGAGGATGAATACACCAAAAATTCAACCAGAATTCGTGTGCCGAAATTAAGACGTACTGGGCAGACAGGTGAGGGCGGATGGACCTACTTTAATCCAGATAAGGCACGCTTAGAAAAAGGACACAACCCAGATATGGGTAAGGATAATGATGCGGACTTTTAGTTGTGACATAGAAACTGATGGTCTAAATCCTAGTGTTATTTGGTGCATAGTATTACAGGATGTACACGACAATCAGATTATTGCATTTCATGGTGACAGCCTTAACCTATTCAAACCATACATAGAAAGTGAGGCAATGGCTCTTGTATTTCATAATGGTATAGACTTTGACATTCCAGTATTAGAAAGATTACTAGGTATAGATTTTACTGACATAGACATAGAGGATACATTAGTAATGAGCCAACTAGATGAGCCACGTAGGGAGGGTGGACATTCTCTTTCCAGCTGGGGAGAGTTTATGGGATTTGAAAAAGGTGAGCATGAGGACTGGTCCAAATTTTCGCAGGAAATGCTAGAGTATTGTAAGCGGGATGTCCAAGTTACCACTAAATTATATAAACTTATGATGCAGAAAGGATTGAGCAAGGATGCCAAGCAGTTAGAGTATGCCACCAAGAAGCAATGCTCATTACAAGAGAGGACTGGATGGATGTTCGACAATCATGGTGCTATGATTCTACTACAACAAATCAATGAAGATTTACGTAGGGCCGAAGAAGAAGTACACAAGACATTTAAACCTCTACCTATATGGAGGAGTAAACAACCAGTAAAAAATAAATTCAAGAAAAACAATACCAGAACTAAAGGATACCAAGCAGAGGTGGCNCTGCAATGTCATACTAATGATGAGGGTGACTATGGCTACTGGGCGTATCCAGAATTAAATTTAGGTAGTAGACAGCAAGTAGGTAGACATCTCATACACTATGGATGGAGGCCGGAGGTCTTTACAGCGACAAAACTACCAAAGGTGGATGAGTCTACATTAAAAGATGTGGACATACCAGAAGCAAAACTCATAGCACGTTACCTCATGCTACAGAAAAGACAAGGCCAAGTAAATTCATGGCTGGATGAATTTAATCCAGACACAGGAAGAATACACGCCAGAGTACATACAATGGGTACTGTCACACACAGGATGAGCAGTAGTAATCCTAACCTACAACAAGTGACTGCTAGTGGTAAGGAATATGGTGCAGAAATGAGAGCACTATTCATTGTGCCGGAAGACAAAGTGCTGGTTGGTGCTGACCTCTCTGGTCTGGAACTAAGGTGTCTGGCCCACTATATGAAGGATGACAAATATACTAAAGAGATTGTGTCTGGTGACATTCATACTGCAAATCAGAAAGCAACAGGATTAGACAATAGGGATAAGGCTAAGACATTTATATATGCTTTTCTTTATGGTGCAGGGGATGCCAAGATTGGTAGTATAGTGGGCGGTACTTTAAAGGATGGAAAAAAACTCAAGGATAATTTTCTTAAAAATACACCGGCCCTTAAGAAACTAAGGGAAGTTGTAAGTAGAGCATCAGACAAGGGATACTTGAAGGCCCTTGATGGTAGACGTGTGCTGGTTAGAAGTCAACATGCCGCCTTAAACTTCCTACTACAAAGTGCAGGAGCAATCATAGCCAAGAGGGCATGGGAAATATTCCATATTCTTGCAGATGACTTTGATTATAAACAGCTTGGGGTTATACATGATGAGATACAATTAGAGTGTAGACCAGAGGAGGCAGAAGCACTAGGATATTTAATTATAGATGCTATGGAAGCAACAACAGAATACTATAAATTAAATTGTCCAATCACAGGTACATACAAAATAGGGAGGAATTGGAATGAAACACACTAGGTCATGAAAAAATAAATTTGACAGGACTAAAAAAATATGTTAACATGGTGGCTCTTTAACTAGAAATGGAAAAATAAAATGATAAAAATGTCAGATGCGTGGTATCAACTTGGGTTTCACGACCATGTTAATAATGACCACGATAAAAGAATGGAACTAAAAGCAAAAGGTATACATGATAATGCTCGTAAGAAGGCTGACCAAATAGCCAAGAAGTTCAAGACAGAGAAACAGGCAGAGAAATACATTGCCAGTTTGCCTAAAGAACTTCAGAAGTATTATAGAGTACGAAAATTGTTTGGACTGTTCCTGTAAACCTATGGAACTATAGTAAATAATACTAGGGTAGGTAGAAATGCCTACCCTTTTTATTGGGAGGAACTGGAATGAAACACACTAAAAAAACAATACTTGAGAGAAGGGCGGAGATTGAAAAAATCAATCCGGATTACTACACAAAAGGAATAGAAACAATCGACTATATTATTTCTCATTCTATGAATTACTTAGAGGGAAATCTGGTAAAATATGTCACACGGTACAAACACAAGAACGGACTCGAAGACCTGCTGAAAGCAAAATGGTACTTGGACCGTCTTATAAAGAATTATAATGAGAAGGGAGATAGAAAGTGAAAACTAAACGATACTTTGTAATTAGTATGCCAGAGGGTAAGGCATTAGCTTTTTCAAATGGTATAACCATGACTTATAATACCAAGCAAGAAGCAGAGCAAGATATTAAAAATGGAAAGCGTTATGGTTTTAGGGATGAAAGATTGGTTGAGATTAGGGAGAAGGTGTAATGAAAAAAATTGATACAGTAATAAATGATGTATATGATGTTATGAAGTCAAAGGACTACAC